TATTCAATATACCTTTTGTTGGAGTAGCATTCAAAAATCCTGGTAATTGTATATCATTGAGATAACCTTCAGGAGGTTCAACTTCCATTACCAAGCTAATATGAGGTCTATTGTCCAAATCTGGTAGAAATACTCTGATTCTAGCAGCATTTGGCCAGTAACCTAAAGGATAATATTGATCTAAGAAATCTTCTGTAGTAGATGGGGATTCTGGATATGCCTTAAATACTGGGTTATAAACATGACCAGTAAATTTACGTTTTCCAAATCCTTTAGCTAATAAGCATATATTACCAAAGTTAGCATTACTATTAACAATTGATGCTATTCCACCAGATTCAACTTCTACACCCACAGAACAGAATATAGTGAATACAGAAACCAACTGTGCGTAACCATCATTTTTAATATGGACACCTCTACCACCTTGTGTAACCTGTGTAAAAGCATCATAAACAAAAGACTGAATAGGTGATCTGGAGGAAATAACATTTCCGTCAACTAAGCTTCCACCCATACTTCCGATTGGATCGATTTTTCTCTGATTCCATGTTGAAGTATTTCTGGTATATTCATAACTCAACTCTTCAACTTCATTATCTCTGTATGGAAATACTGTTGTGTTTCCAAAATAAAGAGTTGCTTCGTTACCGAAACCTATAGTAGAAGTACTCAAACCTATTAGATAAGTTCCAGTTGTTACGGTATATACTGCTGTTACTGTTGGAGATATAATTACATCAGACCCATTTAATCCAGTCAATGAAAATAATCCACCACCAGCGTAAATTGGGGGAGCATATAATGGACCATCTTCAATAATTTTAGTTATAATTCCAAAATTTCTAGTTACAGCTTCTTGCGGCATATAATCACCGCCATATTGGAAGAATGGATTTATTACTTGTTGGATAATAGTACCAGTTTGTGCGTCTACTGTTTGATTGGCTATAATTTGAAGAGATATATCTCTAGCATGATTTATTGCTGCTGTTGTTGTACTTACTTGTCCTGATACATAATTATAACCCGCACTCCAATATGCTAGTCCTGCTTCAACAGATTTCTGATTTCCACCTAATAATATATCTTGACTTACAGCATCAACAATTAAGCCTATATCTCTATAGCATTTAGCTTCATCGTAATTGAAAGCGTATGGATTGTAAGTTTGATCAATAAATGCTATAGTTTCTTCTATTAAGAAATCTTTATTTAATTTAATATTATTGAAAGCATAATATCCTTCTTGTATTGGTATAATTTGGAAAACATTAGGAGTTCCTAAAAGTGGGGCACCTGTATTGGTAGAAGCAACACTTGGACCAGATTCTATTATATTTTTTATTGTTTGTAATCCACCTTGTAAAATTGTTGATTGTGCTTCTGTACCAGTTTCATTAGTAAATATTTGTTTTACGAAATTTTGTTTAGCATTTACTGGTATATTACGTGATACATTTCCTATTATAGATTCCAAATAATTAAAGGCAGCAATTGTTTGTGTTGTTTGAGTTTCAACTGTCGAAGTTGAAATACTAAAATCATAAAAATATAATCCTTGTTGAATGCTTTGTCTGTTTCCACCATGTAATAAATCAAACGCAACAGCATAAATTATATGAGCAACATCTCTATTAAGATCATCAATATTATAAGAAATAGTTGAAGTTTCGTTTAAAAAAGCAGCAATTTCAGCAGCCAAATAAGTAACATTATCTCTTAAATTATTTGAAGCATTTTGTACGCTAATTAAATTACTGGGTAATCCGTTTGAAATTATTCTGTCAGACCATCCTGTAGTTTTACCACTTAAAATTTCTAAAATTTCATCAAATCTATCATTTAATATTGAAACTTCTGATAAAGTTGCTGGTTGATAAGTACTTGTATTTTGAGTTACTAAACTTTGATATCGTGGTATTAAATCTTCAGCTTCAGTAATATTTCTTATTATTTTTCCTGACAACTCTTTCAAATATGAAACTACAGAAGTAGTAGTAGTAAAATCATTTAGAAAATTTGGTATTAGATCATCTTGTTTCCAATATTGTAAACCAGCAAATGTTGAATTATTTAATTCATCTTTATAATAAAGCATGTCAACTAATACTGAATCTATAATTAAACCAGTATCTCTTCTACATTTTATTTCACTGTATGGGAATGGAAGATATGTGTTATTAATCCAATTAATTGTATCTTGTTGTATAAATGCGCGGTTAGCCTGCATTAAAACTTCGGCACTAACAAATGCTGCATCAGGGCCAGTACTCTTATAAACTTGAGGCGCAACATCTGGACCATTATTAATTATATTTGTAATTGTAAAAAATAAACTATTAATAGAGTTACTTGCTATTGAACCCCCTGTTAGAACCCAGTTTATAACTTGTGAATATTCTGCTTCTCCTGGATTATACAAATCAGTGGCCGTTGTGTTAATTATAACTAATTGTGTTAATGAATTTAAGTAATTTATAGCTTCGGTTGTTTGTTGTTCTTGACCCGCAATTAAACTAACAACACCATTATAATATGCTAACCCGCTTTCAACAGATTTTTGATTTCCGCCAAATGCTGCGTCATAAGCTACGTTTTCTACTAAAATTCCAACGTCTCTAAAACATTTTTGTTCATTATACACAAATCCATACCATATTGAAGAAGTGGTGGCGGTATTTGCGACTATTAAATCATTAACATATTTTACTGTTTGTTCTTGTAAAAATGGTTTATTTGCTAGCATTAATGTTCTAGCATTAAAGAATCCGGGATTTTGTTGACCCGAATTAACACTCATTCCTCTAGTTATTGTTCCAGTTGATACATTAACTACGATAGAAGTTGTATTAGCTACCCATGTTCCTGTACCTACAGCTAATGGTACTTGTACAGTTTGATTAGGTTGGAATAATGTTCCATCTTTTAACCAAGGTCCGCTTTGATTTGTACAGTTTTGAATATAAGGACTATGGAATAAATCGATTCTATCATCACCTGTTAATGGTGGGAATGCGGTACAATAAGCCCCTCTATTAAATCCTGGAGCATAAGTACCTTCTAATAATCCACTTCTTCCATTTAAAAATGTCATGCCAGTTATATAGCATCCACTGTCTACATGAAATAAATCTTGAGTTTTATTAATAGGTTCTACAAAAGTTGTTCTTAGATCAGCACCACGAATTGTAGTATATGGTTTTAATCTCAACGGATTATCTTCAAGATATCTACCTGGAGCAACTTGTATTTGAGTACCTGGTTGATAGTACGGACTATTTATAGCACCGCCAATTGTTCTACATGCTCTACTAGAATCCATGGCTCTACCATCATTAGTATCATTGCCATCAACAGTTACATATAAAATGTTAGTAACTACAGGGGCTGTGCCAATAGGCTTATCACCACCTATAACTCTAAAATTACCATAAACTTCTGTAAGTTCTTCTTTTGGTTGAATTTGTATCGGCCCAGAGTTAGATCTTAAAAGTTTAGTATATATGTTTTCTAAATAAGCTTCAGCAAAATTTGTAGTGGAACTTCCTAAATTACTTGTTAAATCAGATGATGGTAAGATATCTTGATATACAGTAACAGTACTTTCTATATGAACTGTTCCTCGAATTCCAACTCCCCCGCCAACTGTTAACGCTCCAGTAGTTGGACTGGTTGAGGTTAAACTTGAAGCAACTTGTAATTGTTCTAAACGTAATTTTCCAGTACTTGGATTATAGCGTAAACCATCAACTAATCCTGCTTCATCAGAATATAAATCTGCTATACCAGTTGAATTTCTAGCAAATATAGGATAAAATTCTACGTCTTCAGTAGTTGGACTTACTAAAATCTGTAAAGATGTGGTGGCTTGGCTGACTCTACCATAGATATAACCACCTACATTTAAATCCTTTTCTATACCTACACCACCACCAATATATACGGCACCTTGTCTTCTATTTTCTGCTGTATCATATATATTAGATGGATTATAAGCAACACCAAACGCATTGTTTACGTTATCATCATTTGGTTTTATTATGACAGTAGTCCAAGTTCCTCGTACATCTAAATTTCTAAGAATAGTGGCTGTATTATTGACGATTAAATCACCTGTTACATTAGTAACATCAGATTGAACATAAACTGTATTATCTGGAGCAGAAATGGTCGTTGGACCATTTTGAGTCAATATTTTTGTACCGGATACTGTAATTTCAGCCATCTTAAATTCCTTTAGAGTATTTATTATTTTAATAAATTCTAAGTTCTACAGCGTTAATAAACATAGGATCATTATGAGGCCATTTAGGATGTGATTTAAAACGTAAAATTACACCAAAACTTTTATCCATCAATTTTTCTTTTGTTAACGCAACCCCCCAATTATCTAATGGATCCCCATAAATTTTATTTGGTAAAATTTCTGTTGAAGCTTTATTATCGCCTATTAAAGAATCATCATAATATAAACTAACTGTATCGTCAGTTATTCTACCTTTTCTATTTGTAAATAATTTTAACTCTATACCCGATACAGATTCTGGTAAATTTTGAAATTTAAAATCTGTAAAAACTATAAAATATGTTTTCGATAATATATCACTTTTAGGGCTTCTAGCAATATGATACAAATTTCCTTGAGTAGTTATAGAATTATTATCATTAGACGTAACACGATTTACATCAGTGTTACTCCAAGGTATATGAATTGTTTCAGCACCCTGCTCTGAAAATTGATGAATTTTATTAGAATAAGTCCAAAATGTAGCCATATAATTATTTATTTAAATATTTAATAATAAAAAAAGGAGCACTAGGCTCCTTTTAAAACCTGAAAAATTTCAGATTAATTGTTTGCTATACTCAATGTTCCAGTTGTAGCAGCACTTAAACTCCAACCAGTTGAACTTCCAGAAACATATTCAAATCCACCATTATCGGTGGCCGTGGTTACATATGCTCTCCTTGCTGTTAGTTTTGATACATAATAAGTACTTCCATAAATGTCTGTACCTATAATATTCATCTGGCCAGCACTTAGAGATCCAGTAGCAGCGGCAGTTAATCTAACTTGACCAGTTCCCTCAGCATTTTTTACAAGATAACGTCTACTTGACTCTTGTTTGATAATGTCAGAAAGAAGTCCAGTTGAACCACCATCAGCAGCGGGAATAAACGCATAAGCTGCTATACTGTTTTGATTTGAATTTGTTAAACTTGTTATAGCAGCAAATCCACTACCTAAATCCCTAAAGGCTAAAGATACACTAGTAAATGTTCCATCATTAGCCGCACTAGCAACTACTGTATCTGTACCATTAACAGAAACAACTCTTGGAGCATTTCCGCCACCTAAACCAGTGTCACCAGTTATAGTCATTCCTACAAAAATCCCTGAGGTAGTTGCTACTGTAATATTTGTTGAGCCATTATCACCACTTGCGACTTTTGTAACTCCTGAGGCAGTTGTTACAGTTATAGTAGCAGTGCTTGTATATCCACTTCCTGCGGTTAATAAACTAAGAGCGGTAACTCCTCCATTGTTTACACCAATTGAGACAGTAGCAGCAACACCGTCTGGCAACTGTGGACTACTGATTGATACAGTGGCTCCTTGACTATATAAAGTTCCTGAATTAGCTATAGCTACTGCGTTAATTCCTTCTCCACCTATAGGTGGAGTATTAATATTTCCAAAAAATTTCTTTTTAATCGGACGACCCATGTTTTTCTCCTTTAATTGTCATTTGATGACATACGCGACGGGTTTACGCATAATTATCTAGACAATATATTTATTATAATTTATTTTTAAGTAATAAAAAAGCCCCCGATGGGGGCTTTAATAATCAAATAATTATAATTATTTGAAGCTTACTTTAGCAGAGGTAATAGCTACTTTACCTAGGTAGTCAGCAGCGTTACCAAGAGAGCTAGCAGTATTGGTCAACTCGACGTATCCGTAACGAGTTAGGAAACCAACTACTGGCTCGAATGTTGCTGGGTCAAGAACAACTCCAGAACTCATCAAAGGAATATATGGGCAATAGAAAGCAGCAGCGTCAGCTTCGCTTGTTCCCTTATATCCGATAAGAACTTGGTTGTTGTCTTGTGCTGTGGTATCTGGTAGATAAGCATCTACGTAAATTCTCATAGCACCGTTCAATGTACCAACAAATTTTGTATTTGTTGGAGCTTCGAAAGTACCTTCAGTGGTACGAGCGAAAGCACTGGTTGTTGCGCTTTGAAGAATAGTCAAAGCTTGGTTAGAAACAACAGCCCAGTTACCAGCACCACGGCGAGTACGTTGAGCAATCAAGTTGCTAACACGGTTGATTTGAATAGCTAGAGCAGCGTGTTCATCTCCAACGAATGTAGCGGTACCAGAAACCAATGATTGGTCATAAGTTTCTTCAACTGTTGCTAGCGCACGAAGACTTGAAAGGACTTCTTGATCGATTTCAGCAGTGATTTCTTGTGCTAGAGCAGCCATAATTTCTGCCTCGATGTCAATACCTTGTTGGGCTTGAGCATCTTGAGCAGCTTCGAATGTCCAACGAGCACTTAGTTTACGGCTCTTAGCCTCAACTGTTTGCTTCAATATTTGGATACTCATTTTCTTACCTGGTGTACCTTCTAGAGTAGATGTTGCCTGTGCTCTTGGAGTAGCAGCTACATCGTTACCAGAGTAAGCAGCAGCGATCTTGAATGGGCTTAGAGCTTCTTCACCCGCTGTTACTTCATTACTGCCTTCAGCGTAACGTACACGTAGTGTGTGGATTTGTGCTACAGGTCCAGTCATTGGTTGTACACCAACGATTTCGTTAGCGATAACGGTTGGCATTACACGACGAATAACTGGAAGAATAACACGGTTAAGTGTTGCTACGTTACCAGCACTTGTTGCTCCTGCGGTTGCGCTTTCAGCCAAGTAACGACGTGTATTTTCTAAGCAGGCGCTCATAGCGGCACGACGGTTACCTTGTAGACCTTCAAGCAGAGCGTCTTTGGTCTCTGACCATCTTTCATTTAAAAGTTGTGACATTTCTTTTGTCTCCTTGAATTATTTTGCTAGACCAGCTAATTTGCGTAGATCTAGTATATTATCTAAGCCTACCTCGGACTTTTTTTCTCTATTTCCCGTAATTTCCGCACTTTCAGTCAAAGCAACTTTTGGTTTTGCTTTTTTCTCGCCTTCCATTACTGCTGGTAGGTATTTCTCAAATGCAGTGCGTAACTTTTCTGTCTTAATGGACTCAAGTAGTTCCTGCATAACCTCTTTTTTACTAGTCTCCAATGGAGATAGTAGTTCTGCCATAACCTGTTTACGTTCCATCAAATCTTTGGCGATGCGTAATTCGCGTTCCTTTGATTCAACGATAACATCTTTCTGGCTAATGACATTTTTTGCTTCGGATAATTCTTGTTCTTTTTTCTGAATAACCTTCAATAATTTTTTTGTTTCAGATTTTTCATTCAAATAAGAACCAACATACTCCTGAGCGAAAGCTTCGTAAATCTTTCTTCCAAAGTCATTTTTCTTAGCACTATCGATATCTTCTTTCAATTGCTTGATTTCTGATGTCAATTTAACTTTTACTGTTTCTTCAACAACTTTGGCTGAGCGTTTGATAAACTGTTTCTTAAGTTCATCAAATTTGCCCTTAGCTTCACGAACTAATTTTACTTTAGTTTCGGCAAGATCACGCTTATCGATTGCGAATTCGTTGATCTCTCTAGCTAAAGCATGTACAATAAACTTTTCCAACTTACTGAAATTTTCTGATACTTTAACTCTATCAGATTTAAATTCCATAATTTCTCTACCCAATTGTTTTATAATAAATTCTTCTAGCTTTTTAGAATCATCAGCCATTTTTTTCTTATAGGCTTTTTTAGCTTCATCTAGAATCTTTTTATCTTCATGCAATTCGGTCATTTCCGCTTTCAATCTATCTTCTAACATCTTGTCGATTGCTTCAACCATCAATTTTTTATCATGATTGTATCGTTGAGCAAATTCTTCACGTAGTTCAGCAGATACTTGGTCGCGGTTTTCTTTAATTTTTTGAACGAATGCGGTTTCTATCTCAGTTTTTACATCCTCTGATAGAACTCCAGACTCGACCAATTTTTTGAATGCGTCCAACATATATTTTTCTCCTCGGGCTTATTTTAGACCTTTGATAATCTCAAGAATACCTTCCTTAAGATATTTTTGGGCCTTTGGATCTTCTCTTGATTCATTTGCCACTGTTAGCATTTTGTATCCATTTCTAGTGTTCATGAGATGTTCATAAACAGGAGTTGGATATGCCCCAGGGGCACTTGGTTGGGCAACTATATCTACAGTAATTATTTCGAATTCAGAAACTTTTCCATTAGTATCACTAACGTTTCCGCTACCTCTTGAACTTACTCCAAGTTTTACTCCGCTTTCGAGCATAGTACGTATTAAATTACCCATTGGTGTAGGAAGAATTTTCATCTTCGCATAACCATTAGGACCATCCATCCATACTTGTGTTATCATATGGCTTACACGGTCCAAATTTACTTTCAAATCATCAGGATGATCAACCTCACCTAATACACTATAACCATTTTGTATTTGATCATTTAAAGTTTTGATGGCTCTTTCAATTTCATCAACAGGATATACCCGTTGATTAGCATTACGAATACCACCTTGGATTGCTATACCTCTTAGATAAAGACTTTTACCATCTTTATCATCTGATTCCATAACAATCCCAGATTGATCAAAACTGAGATTTTCTCTTAAGTATGAAAGTTTTTTCATCCTATTCTCTATTATTGCTTATATGGCTTTAGAAACGACTTTTTAGTTTCGGGAGCGATACTTGTTTGACCAGCGGTGTCACCTGAACCTGATCCTACTGGACCTGGACCAGCACCTTTTTTCTCAGCACCATGTCCACCCTTTACATTAGAAAGAGTTTTAACACCAGATTTCACACCATCAACATTATGTCTTCCAGCAGCAAATTTTTCACCAGAATGAGGAGCTAGACCTTTACTTGGTTTAGCTGGGCTAGTACCTGTATTTGTGCCCTCTCCTGTAGATTTACTGTGTATAGCTCTAGCACTTGAAGTTGGTTTTCCTGAACCTGAGCTTATAGGACTTTTTCCTTCAGTAGGACTTCCCATTTTTTCTCCGGTTCCTGCTCCAGCATCTTTTCCCTGAGCTTTTTGGCTATTTTTTTCCCAGTCGTTTCCTACTTTTTCTTTGTATTCACGAGTCAAACGACGACCTTCGAACATTTCCTCAGATGCTTTGATTTCATCATCTTCGCTATCTTCGTCATCCTCGTCATCAAATTCGTCTGTCTCAGAACCTTCATCATCAGAAGTCATAGGATTCTTATTATCCATGTCATCCATGCCATCCATGTCACCCATACCATCACTATCAGGATTTACTATTTTATCCTTAAGTTGATCTAACTCATCTTGTATCTGACTAATAAGATCCATTAGTTCTGGATCCGCATTATCATCACTGACTGATGGTAATATTTCATCGGCACTATCTCCACCGAGAGGTTCCTCACCGTCCATACTGGCATCGAAATCCATAGAATCCTTCTCATCATCAGCTTCATCCATATCTAATGAATATGAGTCTTCTAATTCTTCCTCACCATCATACATGGATTCATTGGCTTCTTCATCTTCTTCATCGTCATGCATGGATTCATCCATTTCTTCTTCATCTTCAGCTTCTTCATTAATCAAGTTTTGATAAATATCTCTAGATTTCTCAACTACGATTTCATGAAAAAGTTCGTTGGCTTTATCCATCTCTTCATTTACTAAATAATCTAGTAATTGTTCAAATTTGGTATTCATTCAGATCTTCTCCTTATAAGGTTACAGCAAGTCTTGTTCTATATTTAGAAACTAATTAAATTTTTTGCCCAAAATAGGGCAAAAAATGAGTATTTTTGTAAAAAATCGTTTACACTGGTGGTTGTGCTGGAGGTGTTGCGTACATTTTCCTTATTAGATCTAATTCTTCATTAGTCTCTTGTTCTCTTTGCTCTCCTGAATTTCTTATTTGATTTATCATTCTAAGTGTTAGTCTAGTTTTTCTGACATCTTTTCTAGACAAAATAGACGTATCATTGTCAGGAATATATCTATGATCTTCCTGAGGTTCTATGTTTTCTTTATTGAAATATATAAATTCTTTAAGCAGCATAATATTATTTATAATTTAAACTGAAGCTGGAGGAGGAGTCGCTCCACCTACCGGAGAAGCACCGCCAGCCATTTGTTGTCCTACCATTTCACCCGGGGGCATTCCACCAGCCTCTCCTGCTAATTC